CTGAATTCATCATCGTAGACTTCGTATTCTTCTTCAAGAACAACCAAAGTCAGCATATCCACGCCAGAAATGCGGTCAGTTCGCCAGTTGATGATGCTCTCAGCGTCATACATTCGCATATATGGACGCATACCTAGTGACTGAGCCTGTGCCAGTGTCATTGCATCGGTCATCGGAGGATGATCTACAAGAACACCGCACCGCCCAATCTTGACAACTTCCTCTGCAATCATTTCAGCGAACTGATGCAGGGATAGCCCAGACATGGATACGTCTGCAACGATGGCTTCCAATGCTGTCGGATATTCAATCACTGGTGGCTTTAAAAACATCATCCCGGTCAAGCCGTCGATGGTTCTCTGAGTGGCGTTGTAGAACAATGCACGATCTTTGTAGCCCTTGTATTCCTGATCGGTCTGTCCTGACAGCCGTGGTAGGTACTTGATGCCGTATTCGTGAATTTCATCCTGACCTTCGGCGGCGTGTTCACACCGCTCCCACTGGTCGTAATACTCTTCGTATTCTTCGTGCTGTGTGTCTACTGCCATTTCAGATACCTACTACCCGCGCAAATTGCGGTCGATTGTTCATGATTGGATAGCGATATACCACAAAATAACCCGTTGCGTCATTGGGATGGTCAAACCCAGATGATTTGTCAGGTTCTCCGCTCTTGCTGTACGCCTGTTTTTCAAGCGACTCTGCAAGCACTGGACACTGATCGACATTGACTTTGTAGCGCCGCTCTTCAATGGCTTTGTTAAGAGACAAAACGCGATCTTTTACGGCTGGATTTCGTGAGTCAACGCAAACTTGAAACCCCGCCGCACGAAGCAAGGCATGATCTGACTGTGAAGCATTGTTGGTCTTTCGCGCTGATCCACTAGCATCCGGGTAAATCATGATGTGATGGCCCTGGTATCTGTCCTTGATGATTTTAATCATCTCTGGCGTGTCAAATGCCTTGACGATTTCCTCAGCGGCTATCGGGTCATCGTTTCTGATGACATGGACAACTGCCGCCATGTTGGTCACGTTAAAGTCCATGCCAATGTGCAATGCTTCGCCAGCCTTGCCGTGTTTTGGCGCAATGATCGTTGCATCAGAGCCGTTTAGCTTGCGGTCGAATGCAGGATAAACAGATCCCGCATTGAGATTGACAAATTCACCGTCAAGATAGGCCGCCAGTTGATTGCTGCTGTACGTTGCGCGTAACTGATCCACATACCCATCGGGCAAGTATGGATTGCTCCATGTTGAGGCCCTGATAAGCTCATAGCCTTGTGCTGGGTTTTTTCCCCATCGTTCGTACATAAACCCAAATCCTTCCGGGGTAGACACGGCGGCTAGCGTATTGGCGGAACCGTCTGGCTTTTTCTGCCGACATCGGCCTAGCATTTTGATCCATACGTCGCTGGCCTGATCTAGCCTAAGCGTATCCGCTTCGTCAATGATCCCGTCTGCAATTTCAAAGCCCACCAATCGAGAAGGGTTATCGGCTGATCGAAAAATAATCTGGCTTTCGTTCTCAAGAGTCAGGATTGAATCGGCCTTGTTGAGGCGATAGCCGACATTCCAATTTGTCAGCATTTCCTCAAAACGGGGCCACGCGATCAGTCGCACTAGGTCAAAGGTTGGCTCAACAAAGCCAAAGTCCATTTTTCTGTAGCGTAGTGCCTGTATCGCAAGTCGCGTTACAGCCGCCTGCGATTTCCCAGACCCATATCCAGCCACCATCGCGGGATGCCTTGCCTCAGAGAATACAAACTCCTCTTGTGGCTTAGTGAGCTTGAGGCTGATTCGGTTGATGCTCAATGACTAACGGTTCCTGTGCCTGTGGTCGCTCAATAGCAAAGTGATAGCCGGTCGTAATGGCTACCTCTCCAGTTTGCTCCACCCTGGACAATTTAGGCGCTGCATACTCGGCAAGTTTAGCGAGAAGATCAAGCGCCTTGGCGGGATCCTGTTGCGCAACTTGCTGTAGCCAGATCGACACGTTTGCTGAATTTTCCTCTAGCACCTTAGTGACTGTCTCTCGAAATGTCTGTGTGGCTTTGTTAGGGACTCCTGCTTTGCGGCCAAGGCCTCGATTGCCCGCAGCTTTCCGTACTTTAGGGGCTTCTTGTTCCGCTGACTCCATCCCATTCCTCCTGTGTTGCATCGTCAATGCTGACTCTGACACGCTCTTTGACAAACTGTCCGTTAATCATCTGTCCTTTGCGATCCTTGATGGCTTGCCATGCGTATTCAATGCAAGTATCTATTTCAAGGTTCCACATATGCGCCTGAATAACTAACGTGACAATAATATCTCCGATGGCATCAATCGCCAGATATCCATCATTGGCTTCAATGGCTTGATGTAACTCATTCAATTCTTCCTGTGTTTTATCTGCCTGACGAATTTTTGATGAGCCATGCTGAGGATCAAATATGCCTCTGTCAGTAGCCCATTGAATAATATCTTGCTCACGATAAGCCATTCATAATCTCCATGGTTAATTTTCGCACTGTGGCGATTGTATCAGCATCAAGTTCCTTTGACCAACGAGTGAGCCACCCTTTGCGCTGTTCGTTCGATGGCAGCGATGCCAGGAAGCGAGAGCGGCATTTTAGGCACTTCCAATCGTAGATCGGGCCTGCGCAACAGTGTTCCGCATTGATTCCGCATTGATTCCGCATTGATTGTTCTGTAAGTCATTGAAATTCCGTATATTCCGCATATACCGCATTAAATCAGACTTCCTTTCACTCCATACACATATAACGCATATCTTATATCTATTTTTCTTCATGGAATTTGTTCTCCAACAATATAAAAATATGCGGAATATGCGGAACTACGCGGGTTCCAATGCGGAACTATATGCGGAATTTTTTTGCTTCTATGCGGAATTTGTGCGATCAAGGTGCGTTGCAATCCTGATCCCTCTGAACGCTCTTTTTTGCGTTGGAGACGGCTTGAACGTATCAATGCCAGAAAAAGTTGCTTTCAAGTTCCTGCTGAACGTGTTGGATGCCCCTGGGTGCGTCCGTCCGTTTTCGCTACACCATGACTGCCATTTCTGGAACAACTCATGACATGGGATCATGGCAAATGGATCAAGGAAGCATTCTTCTTCAACAAACAAAGAAACTGGACTGGTTAATTCTTCCATTTCCTTTACTAATGTTCTTCCTGATTCTGTTTGAGTTAATTTCCCATTCTTTTTTAATCTTTCCAAGCCATCTAAAGCCCACATAAGTATTCCAGGCAATTCGGCTTTTAGTTTATCTGTAAGCTCGGTATCTTCATTTCCATAAAATGTTTTCACCAACTGGAACATAATAAAACGCCCTGCAAGCGCGGATGATGTATCACTGAAATGCGGCAATTCATTGGTGGCAAATATGAACTTAGTCGGCAATTTACCGTCCCAATTCTCCTTGTGCTTCCTTGCAACGCTTACCGTATCTTCACCAGTGATGCGAAGAATGTTTTCAGTGATAGCAGCCTGATCAGCCCTAATTGATAGTCTTGCATCAGAAATCATGGCTGCCCGCTTCCCTATAAGCGGCTGTAGGCCAAAATCAGTGCCAAGCGACGATAGCGATGGCGATACTTTGTTGCTCTTTCCTATAAGAGCTTCAAGAACCCTGAGAAGCGTTCCTTTGCCAGATCGTCTTGGCCCACAAATCATGAATGCTTTCTGCTGCTCGGTTTGATCGGTCAGCATATATCCCATAGTTTCTTGAAATGCGTAGATCGCCTTTGGATCGTGATCCCAGATGCTTTCTAGGAAATCAAACCATCGAGTAGGTTGTTCTGGGTTTTCCTTGGCATCAAACTCAAGTGCAGCCGTGACAAACAATTCTGGCCTTGCCGGTTCAAGTTTGCGCGTCCCGATCCTAAAGAATCCATTCCAACATGGGATTATGTCGCTTGCTGGGGCCATATCATCTGGTGGTTTCAGCCACTCCGGTGCGGATTCAATGTCAATCCTGCATTCAGCCATCAATGCTTCCCTAACCTCCTGCACAAGTGCGCGGTTAGGCTTCACTGGCTCAGGTATTCCTTTTGGTTCATGGAAACATGATCCAAGCCAATCCCATAACCTTGCTTTGATGCGTTCGTCATCAATGATGGCGTAATGGATGCTATTCCAAGAATAAAAGTCACCACGCCAGCGATGCAACGTTCTTGTGGCGTTTATTACGCATTGCGTAGCCACATAGATTTTTGCGATGTCTAGTGGGTTCTTGATATCAATAACAACCATCTGCTCTGGAGTTTCTTCAAGAATCTCGCCAGTTTCTAAATCAATCTTTGGCGTGTACCGCTGTCGAACTGGATTAACGATGCTTGGTCTAGGTGGCCTCCACCCAGCGTCCTTTGCCATTCCAAACAAACTTCCGATGGTTATTCCGCCGCTGCGTCCGAATGATTTCCAATGAGAGCGAAGTTCTTTTTCTCCAGGATACTTTGAAGATTGCGCTGACCACCTGTCCCAAATAATGAACCCTGCATCATGCAATTCTGCATTGATTGCCATGCCGATCCTTATCCAATCGTCATACCCGCAATCTGGGTTGATGAATGACAATGCTTCTTCAATCTTTGATGCTTCAGCAGGTAGCGTATAACGCGGTTTGTTGCTTTGCGTTGAGTCTGGCTTTGAATGCTCTTTGACTGTGCGCCTTAGTTTGTCGATAAGCGAATCAGAAATCTGTGTTAGCTTGAGCGATGATCCGGCGCGAAGCCGCCCAGTCATGGTGAAAAATTGCCGACCGCAGAAAACCTCAATCCCTAACAAGTTGGATTTGAAAGTTTCGCAGGTTCCTTTGACGATGATGTGAACGCCATTTCCTGATGGCGAAAGCTCAGTGTAGGAATCACACGCTTGGATGATTTTTACGGCACGATCATGCTTTTCTGCATTATCCGTGTTAAAGCATCCATCAAGATCAATGCCTATCAGCCCATCATTTGGAAGAAACGCAAATCCTACTCCGTCAAATCCATTCTGATCCGCGTAGCTTATGGCTGTTTCTGCATCTGCCAGTTTTGATCTATCTTCATCGCTACCTTGCGTTCCTGTTCGCCGTTTTCCATTGACGTAGTAAGGAACCTTGCGTGGCTTGTTTGGATTGGTTTCGTTTGGCTCAAATCGCCAAACCAACCACTGTGGAATTTCGCATAGTTCTTGCGGGAATTGATCGGAAGAAATCATACGTCCTCCGAATCAACAAATTCGTGAATAGCCTTTCCGATTGGAATCTCATTGAAGCGAATCCACGGTCTATGTTGGTGTTCGTCTAATTTAACGACACGGAAGCATTTAAGACACTGAACGCAGTAGTGTATCGTCCCGTTTGCAAATACGCGACGAGCATAGACTCTGTGTCCAGTATGATCGCAATCATACATCGCACTTTCTCCTTTATATGGCCTTGTGGCCTTGTGGTATTTTACCTGATTAACCGCACCGCATCACTTGCACTCCT